CAACACCACCTGGGTTTGCTGATATAAATATGCTAAAGTTGAATACATACAAAGAGAGCCCTTTACACTATTTATGGATACCGAACTATTCGAAAAGATCACAGACAAGTACCCGTTCCTAAGCATAGTTCGGTACGCAGAAAACGAACACGTTGGAATTATACTAAATCAAGACGCTGCGGTTACTACCATGTATGATTTTGGTAGTATCTATGAAGAAGAATTAAAACGTATCTTTTTGGAATTAGGTGAAATTTGGTGGTGGGAGAGCAATCACACCATCCCCATTAACATCTTCTTAAAAAGCGAATGGGAAGCGTTTAAACCCTATCTAAAAACGTTTAACAACAAGAATTTGGAAATTGTCTCAGGACAGGTCACAAGTTTGAGCGATCTAACTAAGAATCGTAAAAAGCGCAAATCGATTACGCTTGTTCGTCGAGTTGATTAACAATATTCATATGTAGCACCACAAGATGCGCATAAGCAACACCGTGTGCTTTTTTGAATGTATATCCTTCGCCTGTTTTATCCCAGATAGTTTCTGCAACTTCCTTCCAGGGTTTACCAATAAGATGTTTCTTGCCTGGTCGAATCATAGCCAAGAACATTGCTAATCTGGGAATACTGTTGACATCTAATTGCGCAAGTGTGCTTGCATAGTTATTGATGTGTATGATTTTTTCAACAAATTCTGCTTCGTGCAATCTGTGCCATGGTGGTTCTGTAGACATTAACTCGTCATAATGTTTTTGGTCTTTAATGTGTTCGTATACGTGTACATTAAGAAAGTCAATTTTAAAATAACCTAACTCTTCAGCGGTTCTATAATCAATACTTGCACAACGGTTAACAGGATCAACAGGAATTGGTGTTACGTACACGCCAGAGTTATGTTTACGATCTTGTTGTCGTGCTGGCACGTGTTTGATGAGTTTGAGAATGTCTTCTCTATTACCAAAGTCAATATCAATATCTGCGCTCATAGCTGGCCGGTCTCTTTTAAATGCGTTAACAAAAAATCAACCGCAAATTGTTTATGGGCGTCTGGGCCGTAATGTCGATTACTAATTGCAGTGTTATTGTCATCTATTGTTTTAAATCCATTGTCATGACACCATTGGACAAAACTAAAGTTTTCAATATCTAAGATTCGTTTATCGGATTGTAGTTGACTCTTAAAAAAGTCTAACAGATATTCTTGCTCTAGTATTTCGGCCGGAGGAGACTGGAATATCAAAAACTTAATGTTCAGTTTTTCCAGTAATGACTCAAGCATTATCAAGTCGCAAAGTAAATTTATACGTTCTGCGTATGGGCTATAAAAAAATGCGCGGCCGTTTGAGTATTGCTCATAAAATTTCTTGTTTATATACGATGGAATTTGATCAATATGTCCAGTGGTTATTTTTTCATTGTTTAAAAGTTTACTGTGCCAGTCGGTTAAGCCACTGAACGTATGTGTGATGAACTGCGATTCCTCGTAAGCTGTTGGCAAAAAATCGTCGACCCAGATTTCTGATCTTAGCTCATACGATAATCCTATTAGTGCAAAAGTTTCTTGATCTGGATTTAAGTTCCGATGTTCTAATAGATCGTGTACTGTTGTACGTATAATTCTTCTGTTAGATGACCCAGATTTTGCTTTATTAGATGCAAACCCGTTTAGCTTATCTGCTAAGTGATGCGCATATGTAGCGTTTACCAGCGACTGAGAGTAATTCTCGTCACTGAAGCTATCTCCATTACAATAAACAAATGGAAAGTTTAATTCACTCATATTAGTCTTCTTAATTCTTTAAACTCTAAAATATAATTGTCAATTATAACAGATCTAGACTTATCAAGTCTATCGTTAAAGTTGAAAAATCTTTGTAACCTATCGGTATCTAATACTGAATCTCTAGCTGACCGAATCACGTTGTCAACAAACGACGCAAATAATGTATCTCCTTTATAAATGCTTGTTTCTTTTAAAGTTAATAATTCTTCAATTTGAATGTCGGTGTACTTTATTATAAACGGAGTGTAGCTAGCTACGCCATCGCCTGCATATTGACAGTGTATCAACGATTCCGGAAATTTAGACTGTAGAAACTTAACAAGTTTTGAAAAACTAAAGATGGTATAGATACTAAGTGTAATATTAAACGTTACTTTGTGTTGTGCTGTTAGCTTCTTAATATTTGCGATTGTGTTTTTCCAATTGCTCGGCCATCTAGTATAATCGTTTGCTTTTTCAAATCCATCGATACTCACTATGTACTGTAAATTTGAAAATTCCTTTCCTAAAGTTAATAGTGTTTTGCTAATTTTGTGTGCGTTTGTGTTAACTAAAAATTCAAAATCTGTTTTTTTGTTAGCGATACAAGATCGCAAGAACTCGTAAAACTCGGGCATGGCTGTAGGTTCGCCACCGGAAACATACAGTTTCTTAATTTTATTAGCATCTATAAATTCAAATCCTGTGTATGTATATTGTTTCCGGGGGTCGTGGAGACCTAACTCGTTATACTCTTTTTGTAAAAGTTTGCTATAGACAGGGCCGCATGTTCTACATTGCAAATTACAGGTGTTACTTGGCCTTACTTCGTAATACACCGGACCGTCGATTAATTTTAGATCATCAACAGTATCTAAGTTAAGCCGATTTGCCCATTCAACTGTTTCCTGTTGTCTGGCGCTTTGCATTCCTTTTTGTTCTATACTATAACAAGAATCACAGTGTTCTGGAACTTGAATGCCATTTAACATGTTTGAGCGAATAACTTCGTAAGCAGCATTGGTTTTATAATCTTTTATTTGTTCTAACGTTGTTACTTGTGTGCGACTTCGACAACAAACCGTAGTTGATCCATCTTGAACCAATAACTCAATGAATGGAAATATACAAAAACTATTATTACTTTTGACTAGATTATCCCAATAATCATCAAACATTTTAGTATTGGCTCGCAATACAGAAGGCAGTAATTTAGCTAATTTTATTGTATTAAAAAATGCATCCGGATGATCCCAAAATTCTTTTGGTTGATCTAAGAACAACACACTGTCAAAATACTCAGATATTCTAACAATATCGCCCGGTGTTATATCGTACACACTGGTATGATACCAGCCGTCTTTGATATTTGTTAAATCTGTATGTTGAGTAACTAACCCGTAATTAATGCTATTGTTTGCATTAGCGTATTGTGTAGTTTGAAGATCCGTGTCTTCTGTGTTATTCCCTAAACAAAGAATGCGCATTACCACCCTGCCTGTCGTAACATTTCTTTTACGTACTCTTGATCGGCAACGTACTTGTGAAAAATACGTTCCCATGTTTCCGGATAAATGTAATCCCAAATAATTTTTTGCTGTTCTTCGTTTAATTTGCTCAAAAATTCCATCCCGCTTGCAGAATTATATACTACCCAGGGACTTAGAGTGCCTTTTGTAATTAGTTGACACACACGATTTGCATTGTTAAATCGTATAACATCTTGTGGATTGGCGTTGTTCTCTTCGCCCCATTCAATTGAATATTCCATTGCACGCACCAACGCACGATCTGCTGGCTCTGTGACTAATGTGTGCATTAGATACTCTTGATATACACTATCTCGAGCCCAATGATCCAGTTTCTTATTGTTTTTAATCACATATTCAATGAACAACGGAACACTGATTGCTTTAATGCTTACACAATATCGTCCAAACTTAACAAATGCTCGATAATATGGACTCGCAGCAAAATCATCAAATGTTTTTAATTTTGCTGATCCTTGTGTATATTCAAAAAACTTTAAGTATGCTTGATATCCAATTTGTACGCCGCGTTCATCTTTTTCTTGATAGCGTTTCTTTTGTTCGCAGACATGTACTGCGAGACTGCTTTCGCGTTTAAACTCTCGCTCACAATACTTACAAGTATATGATTCAGTTTGTTCCGTGCTGCTTAATGTATTCATCAACTTCACGTTTGGTGACAAGTTTAGATAAAATTTCTATGTCTGATATTTTAACTGCAGGAAATAATTCTGCCAACCTCTTTGTTTGGTCGTCGGCTTTTTTATCTTTTTTCTGCATTTCAAGCCAGGTATGTCTTTGCTTACCAATACCGGGTGCTGCTGCACAAAGTTCTAGCCATTGTAATTTAGGATGCTTGGTAATGTCATACCAATGTTTATTACAATAGTGATTTGTTGCTGCTAGATAATAATGCTGCACTTCTCGGGATCCTTCAACACTTGCTCCCCATTTCAACGCAAGAAAGGCACTAAAGCCTTTTCGTTCTTCATCGCTTAAATTATCATAAAAATCATAATCCTTGCGATCCATTGCTGCAAGCATTTTAAAAATATCTAGTTTAGCCGCCATCGACGTTCCTGTCTGGTCCTTTTAATACATCCCACATCCGCCGTTTTTCTACTTCACGTTCATATTCAGAAACACTGGGCAATTTTTTGAGTACACGTTCAACCTTGCGCAAGTGCTTTTCAAAAAGCTCTGCAAGTTCTGGGTGCTTGGCTTCCATATCATAGTCACGTTCTGGAATATTTAAAGCACGCTCAATTGTTTTAAGTCTATCTTCTAGATCCCATGTCCCTTTCTCACCATGTATGGATATTTTTCCATAGTTACTGGTTCCATTGGTTATGCTTGTGTCATCCCACCAATTCCCGCCAGTGCCAGTAGTTGATATAGTATATGTTCCAGAACTAGTAGTTGCGGTCCCCCAAGTAACAGATGTATCATAATCGTCGTAGTTGTAAGGAACGCTAACTGTTAGTGTGGCACCAGTATCTGGATCTGTTAAGTCAATATAAGTTGTGTCGTCGTCACTCATATTATCCCCAGGCTTTATTATAATCTACCACTTCGCAGTTGCGTGAAACGTCTTTAATAAAGTATACACACTCGGGATTTTCGCCGTCCGATAATGGTACTGCTAAGTATTGTCCGTTCTTTAACTTAGGCGCATACCAACTTACTTCATTGTAGACGTCCACAATCTCAATTGGCAAAAATGTTGGTGCATAACTTTTAAGACTGTTGTACTGGTATACTTTAAAGTCTCGGTCATTTAAACTTGTAAGCGGAAGAGATTCTAGATCACCCAGGTCCTCTTCACCGATTAACACTTGCCAATCCAAGGGCATTTTAATTTGCTTATCACCAATGCGCAATACAAGTGCAGGACTTGTAAACGATTCCAAAAAGATTAGCGGAATGTAAAAGTAATCGGGATTATTGGGATCGCTATTATCAAGAATAGCAAATCGCATATCATCGATTTCTTCCGGAAGTGTATCTAAATTATATGCTTTATTTTCTAATGTGTGTATTCTCATAATGGTATTATACTACTTCCAATCATATTTTTCAACCGTAAACGGATAATTTGCTTCTTTATAAAACGCTTTACGCTTTGTTAAATGCCGTTTTGCAAACTTACAGGTTGAAGTAATGTCCCAGATCTGCACATGATCTTTATCTTGTGCTTTGCGGATGCCGCGGCCAATACTTTGAATTACGCGAACAAAGCTCTTACCGGGTTCAACAAGAACCAAGTTAAAAATGCGAGGAATGTTAATTCCAACAGCAGCAACCCCGTATGTTGCCACAATAATTTTGTTGTCTGCTTCGGAGATTTCATCATAGTGTTCCTGTCTATCTTTTGCTTTTGTTGCGCCGCTTACAAACACAGCACGGTCACCTAGCCGTTCTACTAGTTCTGTACCAGCACTCACACGATCAACAAGTACAAGTGTATTGCCCGATTCGTTAATTCCCTCTACCATCTGGCTGATAACCGTCAGTCTATCCTGATCACTTAATAGATATTTTAGTTCTGCTTGATAGTTAGAATGTTCTGCATGATCCTGTAACTGTACAATGTTAACATGACAGTTAGCAAGTACGCCTCGGTCTTGTAATTCAGCAGCAGCAATTCTATGAATAACCGGGCCAATACTTACATGAAGTGCTTGAAATTCAAAATCCTCTTTAGGAATAGTTCCTGTTAGACCCCAGCGCAGAGGAATCTTTGCCATTGGTCCTGTAAGCAGTGTCTTTAGTGCGTCTGCTTTTGCTTGATGTACTTCGTCTACAATAACACAAACAACATCTTCCAAAAACTCACTAATACTGATAGGTGCTTGTTGATTGCGTGTTGCCTTTAACAATGAGTTTAGACTCTGCCACGTACAAATAGTATGTGTCTTGCCAAACTCTTTTCTATCACCGTAGAACACACCAACATCTAACTTCATATTAATGTAATCCTTTTCGGTTTGCGTTACCAAACTTTTGTTGGGCACAATAACAATCGATCGTCCGTACTGTTCAACACGCTGACTAAGAGCTGCTGTCATAAGTGTCTTACCGGCACCTGTAGCAATCTCTTGTAAGCTCTGTGGATTCTCCAGAAAGTTATTAACAA